TGTTGTTGCATTCCATTCCAAAGCTACGCGCATACCACCAATATCATACCAAACTTGTTCAATAGTAGCTCGTGCAGGAGTTGTTCCTGCTGAGTTAACCGCTAAAGCAGATATATCTACTTTTGCAACTGAACTTTCTCCAGTACCATCCGATATGTTTGTGAATTTTACGACAGCGATGCTATCACCATCTGATAATGTTTGACTTGTTACTGCGTCTGCCATTTTTCCTCCTATTGGAGAGAGGGGACTTTCGTCCCCGCTCCATTAAAGTTTATTTTACTCGAAGATCAATCTACTTATTGCTTCGTATTGAACATTCAAGACTGCTGCTGCCGCATCGCAATTTTCAATTCCAATGTAAGGAATCAAATCAATGTCGTCGGTCATAGCCGCTGATTTAGTTGCCACTGTTCCAGGTTGTACCGCTGTTACCGCTGTACCACCAGTAGAACCAGCAGTACTTGTAATATTATACTGAATACCATTTACATAAATAGTAAGTTTTCTATCGCTGTCAAAAACAATTTTCAGATGATAATTTGTATCTGCTGCCACTGTAATAGGCAATTGACTGATGTAATCAGTATTTGCTATAGAGTGAGAAAAATGCAATTTTGTAAAGTCAGTAAATGCCTGACCAGCATTATCCGCATCAGTACCAAAAGAAAAAAACGCTGAGTTAGCATCAGTCGCGAGTTCCACAACATTGGTTAGTTTCAATCCCGCCCAAATCCATTGGTTGTCGATTGCGGCACTTGTTCTAATTGAACATTCCCAGTGAACTTGATTTTCAGTGCCCCACTTTACCCCAGACCAAGCTCCTTGCTTGGTGTCCAAGTGTGGTGCTACAATCATTCGGTCTTGGTCTGCTGTCGCTGTTGTCATAGCCATACCTGCAACGGTAGCAGCATAAGTAGCGAGAGCCGATGTGTGGTTAGTTCCCAATATTTCAAAGGACCTATTTACAGGTGTGTTCGTAGATTCAGTAGTTGAAGCCAAGTCTCCATTAACACCTGGTAGATGGTTAAAATACTCCTCTAGGTACCATCTTCTTGTGTCTTTGATCCCTAGATCATGAACGGTTCTATCTGCATCCACACCTGTAGACGAAGCTACGCTATAGATTTTATAGCCGCCTTTCGATCTTACTGGACCTTCAAAGCTAGTTTTAGCCATAATTTCTCCTTGGTCATATAGACCTTTTGTTATGCCGTCTCTATATCGTCCACCTAGCTGGTCTGCATAACTATATTAATGCTAGGAAAAGTGGGGGAAATTTTTCCCCCACTTTATATTAATTAAGCTCCTGGTGAGCCAAATATTCCACGCCAGTCAGACCAGCCGAAGCTGTATCTTTCTCTTGCTTTATATCTAACGTTTCCAGTATCGAAGTCACCTTCCATCGCAGTTCTAATAGGAGCCCTAGTGAAGTGTTTAAGTCCATTAGGAGCATCTGTTTTTAAGAACCAAGCATCAGTATCAGTTAAGAAATTGTTAACCACATAACCTTGTGGCACCATTCCCATAGATTTGATTGCATTGATATCATTATCAGCAGTTCCTACTCTTCCTGCAGATTTCATTAACCTTTCAGCAACAAACTGAAGATTTACTGGGATGATCATTTTCATCGCTCTAAGAGCAATTTTTAATCCCCTTTCATCCTTCATGCCTGCAACATCGATAAGTGCTTGCTCGAGCGAAGTTTCGTTCAAGTCAGCAGCAGTTGATAGCTCGTTCTTTTGGTCACCAGCCATAGTAGTGTGATCAGTAGCTAAAAGCTCCTTATCATCACCACCAAGGTAAGAACTGTTAAACCCTCTATTAAGAATGTTTGCAGCTTTTACTTGCTTAGTGTTTGCCATTGAACGTGCCAATGCTTTTGTGTATCGAGTGCTGATTTTGTCGTAGAGATTATCCTCTACAGCTTCTTCAGTTAATGCGAAAGCCAAAGCAACTGTTTCATGAGTGTAGCGAGCAGTGAAAGTTTCTTGTGCGTCTTCATAAGTTACGCCTGAACCTTCCGGTTTTACTTCTGCATTGCCAAACCCACCTAACATTACTTCTTCTTCGAAAGCACGATCAGAACTTTCGTTGTCGAAAATTTCTGTGTGCTGATTTTCGTATCGGTCATACTCTAATCCGAACAGAGCGTTCAAGCCAGGTTCGAGTTCTTTGACCAATTGCATTCTTGAAATAACCATTGTTCAATTCCTCCTAGCTATTATGTACCAGTGATACCAGTGCTGCTAAACTTAACATGTTCATTCCACATAACATGCCAGTTAGCGTTTGCACTATCGGCGTCACTGTTGTCTGGATCTTTCGAGATACCAATGATTTTGACTTGCAAGCCAGCTGTAGTATTTTCTGAACCACTGTCAATTTCTGTCACAGACAGACCGTTAACAGTGCTAGAAGTACCAAGAACAGAATCGGTATTTTTACCGATGTCTGTTTTAGCTATAGTGCCATCACATTGGGCTACAAAAAGATAGTACGGATCATCATAGATATACGCGTCAATAGTAGTACCGCCAGAAATGGAACCTGAAGCGGTTACATTTACCTGACTGTAATAATTGGACCATGTAGGTTTTTTGCTAGTTGGATCAATATAGAAGCAACCGTTAAAAACACCAAGATTAGTAGAGCCGGAAGCTGTTCCAGCAATTACTAAACCCGAAGCCTGCATTACGTGATCACCTTTATAAATAGATGTCGCGTAATTGTCTCCGATAGTGTAGAGGGTAGTACCCCCATTATTAACGCCACTGCCAACTTTTCCAACGGGTCTATACCCAAAGGCCGCGTCAACATTAGCCATGATTTTATCCTCACAGATAAATTGTTATAACACACCCCTCATGGGTGTGTCAAAATTGTGTAAATTGTGTGTGAGAAACTAAGTGTTTCTTTTGCCACCAAAACTTACGCGAGTGCTTCTCTCTTTCGAGATTGGCATGCTAGGATGTTGGTCCTTCAAAGGATCGTTTGCAATTGCGTCGTCCTTATCCTGCGTTACTTGTGCAAAATATTTTTTACGCTCTGCTACCGTTTCCTTAGGAATTCGCGCTAGCATTAAACCTCCAACAGCTATGACACCATTATACTTACCTGAATCAATTTGAGGCCATTCAACATCAGGATATTCGTCCGAACGGACAAATTCCCAACCTTCGCGTAGTCTAGCGGATACATTTTTTTGATCCATCTGTCCTACAGATTCGGCCCTTATCCAGCGATGGACGAATCCAGCTGGTGCAGGTGGTGCATCTAGTGATGACGGTGGAGACCATGGTTTCCTTCGAGAAGTTTTCTCTCTGGTTTCAGACTCGCGTGATGGTAGTTTTTGTTTCTTTTATATTTTCCATATGCCTACTCCTTCACGTACTTCGCATATTCGCTTAGTGGCACACCTAGTTTTTTTGATATGGCTACCTGTGATGGTGTGAGTCGCACAGTGCCTTTGCGCCTGATTGGCATACCTCTGTTTGCAGAGGCAACTGCCTGTGTAGGCGGTGAACCTTGTTCAAACTTATGAGGAAATGTATCCCTCATCCTTTTGTCTACTTCATTATAGTACGAATCGGATGTGGTGTCAAATCCTTCTTCAACCAGTTTACGATGAATTGAGAAGGATGTCAAGGTCATTGGTTCATCTTCCCCAAACCACTTGTTTTTTTCAGCCCAGTTCTCTGCCTTTGGATCCGGCGGAGGAGGTGCTTGTGGCCGTGGTGGCTGGTACTGTGGCATTTGTGGTTGACGTGGGTCAACCCCCCTTGATCTCATTTCCTGAGCCAATCGCTCCCTTTGCGCCTTGTGGGATGCCGCACGGTCCTCTTCTATAGCCAAACGGCTAAGTTGAGCCTGTGCATCAACCTGTTTATCAACGTCCCCTAGATCCATCGCATCCTTCAATGACTTCTTGGCTTCAGCAATCTGCGATGCCACACGGTCACCAAATTCAGCAACATATCCATGGTCCAACGCTTGAGCCTGTTGTCTTATTTTCTGTGATTCACCTTGCACTCCTTGTGCATACTGAATGGCAGCCTGTTCGCGTCTTTCTGTTTCCCTTAATTTCTTGGTCAGCTTGTCAATTCGTGACTGAACTTTCCTGCCGTAGTCCTCAACCTCGGATTCTGAGGCTGCAACTACTTCCTTTTCCCCCACATCTATTATACTGTCATCATCTGACGTGACAGCTGTTGGGGTATCCTTTATCTCAACATCAACGGAAGATCCCTCATTGGGGATATCAACCATTTTTTCATCCGCCTCGGCTTGTGTTTGTACCTTGGTTTCTGCAGGCATAATTTACTCCTGTTATTTGTATTGCAAGATATCCTCTGGGTCCTTTACCACGGCGATTATCTCGTCATCATTAAGTATTCTCACTTCACCACCCTCTATTCCAAAACGGGATCCGGCGTATCGACCGAATATAATCCAGTCATTTTTCTTGCACCATGGTCCGTTAGAAAATCTCTCTTTGTCTTTATAGGCATCAGGTCCAACCTTTAATACTAAACCCGTAACTGTTGTATAGCCCCGCTCCTCGATTGTCTCATCAGACAGTATTATTCCACCCTTAGTTTTTCCTTGTCCCTTATAGGGGAGAACTAAAATTCTCCATCCTGTAGGATCAGGTAATCTTTCTAAAGCTTTATCAGTATCTTTATGTTCTATATTTTCAAGAGCCTCTTGTTGTATTTTTGCAACAAAACGGTTCTCCTTCTCTTCCGCGATTTTGTTATTTTCATCCGCCTCTATGGCGAGGTCTCTCTCCTCGAGGGCGAATTTACGTTTCGGTATCTCCATCTTCTTTTTTCTGCAGGTCCTGTACTTCCTGTTCCATTATGTTATAGCCCTTGTATTCACCGACTGTCTTGTTATATTCGTCAAAGCTGTGACTTCCAGCAGCGATAATGTTTTTCAGTTGTTCTTTGCGCTCCCTGATCCTCTTTAGAAT